GTATACAGTGGCCTTTAATGTGATAGAACGTAATCTCTATACCAGCATCTTCACATCTACAATAGGCATTAGAAATTTCCTGCCATAAGTCGCGATTTTTAACCGGCTCACCGACTGCTGTTACCCAGCCTTTGTGCTGCCAACTCTTGTACCATTCTTTGGTCATTGCATTGAACAGATACTCAGAGTCTGTAACAATCTGTGTATATTGCTTAGCAGACCAGATGTGGTCCAATGCAGTTAATAATGCAAGAAGCTCACCACGCTGATTTGTAGATGCAGTTTCATAATTAGATAAGATGCTTGTCTGCTGAAGCTTCAAGTCACTGTCAAACTGTTGAATAAATACACCTCCTGCTGCAACACAATCTGGCTTACCGTTGCGGCGGCACGCGCCGTCTATCGAAATAAGTAACATTATCTCACCCCCTGTAAGCCAACGCACAGCAATAAGAATAAGATGCAAAATACGCTGAAAGAAATTTTGTCAAACTTGGTTGCTCCATTTTTGATAGCCTGTCCAATACTAATCACTGAGAAAAGAATGCAGGCAATTTGAACTACAACAATCATTTTAAGATGCCTCCTTCTGTGTCTGTAAATCTTACATCGGATGTAGCCACGTTAATAACGCAGCCATCATCAAGTTCACATACAAATACTGGATAAGCACAATCACTATCCTCGACACACTGGAAAGTACCAAGTATATGACAAGGAACTACGCCAGCCTCTATAGCAAGCTTCTTTGCCCAAAACTGATTCAGAGTTACTTCAGCGCTGCGGCGAGGCATACTAACGGTTACATCAAGACCAGCCATTATTCATGCACCTCGCTTTCTTCAGAACGCGGGTTTTTGTATCTTTCAGTTGCTTCGGCACAATCAGCTTCATTGCACTGATTATCATCACGTGTATTGGCTGCTTCGTTACCGTACTGAGTGCATCTGCATACATTGCAGACATTAACATCTGTATTAAGCATGACTATTCCTCCTCTCCTACAAATCTCTTAAAGATAGGACAGTTAAGTGACTTCTCACCAAGAGCATTTGTAGATTCACCAAATGTATCAATTTCAATGCTGCGTCCCAGGTACTTTTCAGGATTGTCCCAAATAGCCTGACGCTGAGCATCATTGAAGCCAGAGCCTACACCAAGCTTATTGCCATTGTAGTCAACTACTAGTGCTCCCATCATACCTTCAAACTTGCCAGTGCCTTCGAGAATATCTACAACCTCCAGTGTATGCTCTTCAGTGTGCTTCACTTTAAGCAGTTCCTTAGAACGCTTAATTTCATACTTGCCTACTGACGAATTAAGCATAACACCTTCGCCGCCGCGAGCCCAAATCTCATTAACGATTGGCTCAACGTCAGCCATGCATTTTACAAAGCCAAGAATAGGTACAGGTCTAATTGCTTTAAGTTCATGATGAATACCGAAGGCCTGAATAAGCATAGGCCACTTTTCTGCCTCAAGTATCTGGATGCTTTCATCCATCAATGTGGCACCAAGAGTGATTTTACGCACCAATGCTTTGTCATTTGAGATGCCCGCATGAAACTCATCAAGTGGAATCATATCAAACACATTGAATGTAAGACCAGTCTTTACTCCTTTACTATTTGCAATAGAGTTTGTAGCTTGGCGCTGGGCGATGCAATCCTTAAACGTACCAGCGGCTAAAAGCTCGCCGTCATACACTGTATTGTTAGGAAGGTACTTTGCATCTTCAATAATTTCTACAAGACCAGTATCTTCATGTCCTGAGCGGCTGTAGCATCTACAAACACCATTCTCCTTTACCAGGATACGACGAATACCGTCAAGCTTCTCTGTTACGATACAAGGCCACTTGGTTTTTTCAGGACCAACGTCTCCGTATAAAGTACCAAGCATACAGCCAATCTTAGGAATAAAGTCCTTACCATAAACTGTATTAAGAGTCGTCGCTGTGACGCCGATTTTAAGCTCCTGTGTAACGATTGCTTTTGCAAGCCATTCAGCTTCTGGCTGCATCGCTTTGGTGCAGTTAATGAAACGTGCTGCCATTGCGAGGTCAGACTCATTACCTGTTGTGTGCGACTTAAGATAATAAATCATCTGCTTGTATGAGATGAAGTGCTCATCACCCATAATGTATTGGCTGCGTGCTTCTGCAATCTTAAGTGCCTTTGCGAGCTTAGCTTTAGAGATACCTGTTCTTGTGTACGGGTCATAGATGAATTTAAGAATCTCCTTAAGACCCTGCACCTGCTCATTCTTCTTAAGCAAGTACTGTTTGTCGTTATAGCCTGATGTTCTGGAAATCAGGTCTATTACTTTTGCGACTTCAATCATAGTAATGCTCCTCCAATCTTTTCCTTAAATTAAATTTGAAGCTATTTATGACTTGACTGACATATGGTTGAGACACACCAGCTTGTTTTGCTATCGATACCATGGAAGCCTCAAATTCTGAGTTGCGCCACAGTGTTATAATAGTCTTGTGCTTCTCATTTGTCAGTATATCATACTGTTTCTGAAATTCTTCTCTTACAATTCTGTGTAGTTCCTTTTTTATGAAATCTTGCTCTACATCAGAAGACGTTGAAAGAAAATCTACAAACTCATGGTCTGTACCATCTTCTGAATAAGCAACGTTATTGTAAGAGATTACTTCTAGCTGACGCTGTTTGTTTTGTGTTCTTACATATGACCCCAAAGCATTGTAGATACATACTGAAGCGTATGTAGAAAATTGTACGTTCTTGCTTTGGTCATACGTTAATATTGCATTGTAAAGCGCCTCATAACCAATGCTCTCCGCTTCAGGGTCCTTAGCAAGATTAAACTTCTTAAGCTGATTAAAGATAAGACCAATATGCTTGGCTATCGTAGCATTGATGTCATCCTGCATCGGACTCCCTCCTTTATTTTATTATTGACTTAGCCTGTTCAACTAAATCTGCCACATCTTTGACAGACCTACAAATTCCTCCTATAGCCCCGGCGGCGCGCATCTCATCAAGGAATATTTCCTGGTGCGGCGACGGTGTGCCTGTGTCATCCTTCAATTCTGCAAGGACTAGTACTCCGTGTACGCATATGAATACATCAGAATAGCCCTTGTTGTATCTGTCACAGACACGAATAGCTTTAATACGCTCTCGTTGTTGTGGCTCAAGCCATTCCATCACCTTTTTCAACAGAGTTGCTTCGTCGCTGTAAACTTGGGGTGATGGTAAGTTGTTGTTGTTTTTCTTCGTCATAGTGCACCTCCAAGTGACTGCCAAGTACAACTCCCCAGTTTGCAATAACAAAGCTAGGCACTTGCACCAGCACGTTTATGGGATTTGTTACATTGACAGTTTTAACATGCATTATATATTTCCTCCCTTCAAGTGATTAAGCACTGCATAGCTTGCTTCACCTTTACCTTGAAGTACATCACTATACAGAACCCTGTCTATAGTTCCTTTAGCAATCATTACGTAGTAATCACAATGTTTTGGCTGCTTCATTACATCGCCGTATATTCTTTCCATAGACTGCTTAAAAAGTTCATAAGACCAATTCAAGCTGAAATAAATCGATATGTGGGCATTTGTAAGCGTCAGGCCTTTGTCAGCTGATGCTGGGTTTGCAACAAGGTATTGAATCTCTCCAGTCTTGAATAATCTAATCGATTCATTCTTTTCAGTGATTGTAGTTCCTCCATAAATGCATCTGCATCGCTCTCCCAGTATGCTTTGAATAATCTCAAATTCTTTACGGTAATTGGCCCATATGAGCACTTGCTCATCTCGAATATTACTGCTGCTAAGTAAGTCTTGCAATGCCTTAAACCTGTAATTATCAAGCATGTACCATTCGGTAAGGTTATCTGCATAGAACTTATTCTCCTTTACTGCTTGCGTATCAATAATGAAGCCAGATGTTACCTGATTAAGCTTGTTAAGCTTTGCTGCTGCGCTAGGTGCTGTAATTCTAAGGCCATCGCCTACTTCCATGTACAGCTCATTCTTAAGCTTATTGTAGTGCTTCTTAAGCTCAGCCGGCATTTCGAATTCTACTTCATGAAATGTTCTACCAGGCGTTGTAAGCACATCCTCTTTATCTACATACAAAGCGTACTTCCTAATCAAGGAAAAGAGCTCGTCCTTTTTATCTGGTCTTAAAGCCAGCTTTTCATACTGTGGATTGTAGGACATATTGACAAAGTAGTGCTCCTTAAATTGAGAGTAACTTTGCTGTATACCGTAGTAGTCCACAGCTCTTAGCTGCATGTAATATTCCTGTTCACCATTAGGTGCGGGCGTTCCAGATAAAAGATAGAAGCGTTTCATAGCCTGTGCAAAATCTACAAGCTCTTTACTGACCTTTGACCTCGGGCTCTTCATATCTGAACTTTCATCGATAATACAGCCAGCCAGGTGTAACTTATCGAAGTGTTCTCGATACTTAACAAACGACTCAGTATTGGTCACGTAAATGTTTGCTTCTGAGTTTATACGCTCTAAGCGCTTTGCAGGCGTTGCGGCGTGGCAGCTAACAACCTTAATCTCTGGAATGAACTCTGCTGCGTCAGGAATCCAAGCATTTTCAATAAGAATTAACGGACATACTACTAACCACTTGTGGGATGGATTAGCTACAATGTCGTCGTACATTATTGCTAATGACAATGGAGTCTTACCTGTACGAGTATCATAGAAAAACGCGTATCTGTCTTGATACTTTGCAATTTCCCTACCAAGCTGTTGATGGCGCATAAGCGTCAAATGTTCATTTACCTTATAGGATTCTCTTGGCCCATTCTCAATCAAATCTTCTACATTACTTCTAATGGCCAGTTCCTTATAAAAGTACTCTTGAACTTGTGGCGGTGCCGTGTTGATGTTATCTACACCAATACCCCTTAGTAGTTTCAGAATCTCTGGAACGTTATGTATAGACATTCTGTACTGCGTCTTTATTCTGTTTACGTGAATAGGATAGATGCTAGACATAAGCTCCTGTGTTTCCAGGTCATTGCGGTCACACTGAACTTCAAGGCAGTTTCTAGACATCAATATTTTGTTTCTCAATCTGAACACCTCTTCAAGCTATCAAAGTACACAAAAGTAAGTCCGTCTCTAGTTGGCCTACCTGCCTTACACTTTTGACTAACTAACTGTGGCGAATATCCATATTGCTCAGCAGCTTTAGTAGCAGATGGATGAACTGATAATGGCTCGCCATCTTTATTAAGAACTATAACAGGCTTACCTAACGCATGCTCACTATTGTACTGATTCGTGCACCATTCAAGATTATACTCATAGTCATGACTGCGCACTCTATCCTTATGATTTACTTGTGGTAGGTTCAAAGGATTTGGTATAAACGCTTCAGCTACTAATCTAGCAATCTTAATGTACTTCTTGTCAAGAGCACCTCTGCATAGCGTAACTTTTCTGTAGCCTTCTTCAATTCGCGGCGTCAGTAATACCTTAGTAGAGTAGTTACGAACATTTCCTAGGTTAGACACCTCGTAGAGATTTGTATAACCTACAACATCTCTCCATACTTCTGTCATACGAACACCTCCAGTAGGTCATCTTCTAAATTTAATTCGTAAAATAGAGTTCCGGCACTGACTGAAAGTGAGATGGTTGACAAGACCATTTCAAAGACCAATGCCGAAACAATGGTGCACCAGAAGGGATTCGAACCCCTAACCTCTCGGTTCGTAGCCGAGCGCTCTATCCGTTGAGCTACAGGTACTCATCATCATCAACTTTCCCAGCTTTATAGTTGATGCACCCCAATTAACGCACTTCATGACAGTTACTTTTTCTCTTGTCTGCCAGGGCAAATTGCGGGAAATGGATTTGAACCACTGACCTCTGGGTTATGAACCCAGCGAGCTACCGAGCTGCTCTACCCCGCCTTAGAAGGAGTGCCGCGGCACATATTCACACTGGAGTAGGGATGAACTACACTCAGTCATATGCCGCGACGCTACTAGTCTGTGAATCTGTTCACCGACTGTTAAGAGCCCATACTGTGTGGTGCCCTGCGTCTCATTCATAGCTAGGACACTATGGGCCCTTAACAATCGGCGAGCATTCTTAGAACACACGCCAATTGCTGCACTGGTTGCTGACGCTAGTCGTTGCAACCTTCAGAAGCCAACCAGTGCAACCCCGGAGATATTACATCTCAGCTGCAGCGTCCTCATCGTAAACGCCTTCGCCCTCAGCAGCACCTTCCATAGCTGCTTCAACGTTAGGAGCTTCGCTCTCAGCAGGAGTGCCAGTACGCTTAGCTTTCTCAGCCTTAGCAGCATCAACACGTGCCTGGTTAGCAGCGATAGTCTCTTCAGAAGCGCCACGCTGTTTAGCTTTGTAAAGAACAGAGTTTGCATTGATAAGCTCTCTCTTAAGCTGCTCATCAGTCATATCCTCCAAAGCGATACCTGCCAGCTGGCCTCTAGGTTTCTTCTCAGCTACAGGAGCTTCGACTTCGATAGTGAACTTGTCACCAGCGCTCATTCCTTCAGGAACAGTTACTTCAACTTCAAATGTTTTTGCCATGGTTTTTACCATCCTTTCTTATTTTCGACTTGACCGTCTTTTATTAGGTGCCCCGCACCTTATGATATAATTATACTCTATTTTTTCCTAAAAGTAAACCCCCTTTCCTTACGGATTTTCTACAGGTGTCCTTTGCGGGGCTGCCAGAGGCCCGGCGTGAGCAAAGCCCTTGGCGTTTTCTTAACATCTCAACTTTCTTAACCTTCTTAACCTTCTTAACCTTTTGACGTAACTCTCGAAACCCGTCTATAAGGATTTGTTTTTATGCTTTTCAAAATGAAAATTGAAAAACGAACTTGAGTCGCCAAAAGGTTAAGAAGGTTGAGAATGTTAAGAAAGTTAAGAAATAAGATAAATTGATTGAATATTGATATTTGGGCTTTTCTTACTTATATTTTTATTTCCTTATATATTCCCTATTTTTAGCAATTTTAATCAGTTCTTAATTAGCGTTGTAGTTATTAGCTTCGATTGCTTCACGCTTCGCTACGACGCCGCGACTATAATTACTTGTGTAGATTCCAGCTTCCCAGTTAAGCGACGCGCCACGCTCGCCCATGTTGTAGGCCATAAGAGCCTTGTGTTCATCTTCATACTTAATAAGCAACTTAGATATGATGTATGTACCAGCGTCTATGTTCTGGTTAACATCAAGGAAGTTTGTAGTTCCTAGCACATCCATTAACCATTCATGGTTGCAAACATTTATCTGCATAATACCGTAGTCATTTGTCTTACTAATAGTGTCAGGTGTAAAGTTGCTTTCTTGCCACATCATTGCAAGAACTAATTCGTAATGGTCTGCTATGCCATAATCTACACATCTGGTGTAAGTGTAGAGCTGAAGCTCCTTGCTTAACGGAATGTCATAGTAGGCTGGCTCGGCGGCGCGGACCTCAGTGTCATCTACAAACAATCTTAATTTATCATTGGATTGCTGCAGCGCGGCGCTGAGGTCCTGATTCCTCGTAGTCAGCTCCATGACCTGGTTGCTTAGGCTTTCTATTTCATCATTTAAGGCTTGTACGCTTTTCTGATGAAAAAGACTAGTTGTGAATACAGTGCCAACTACAAGTCCTGTAGAAACTACAAGGCATGCTATTCGACGTTGCATCATAACTTGTTGTCTACGACGCTTCGCCGCAGCGCTGATTCTTGATTTAGTACTCATCTTTCTGTACCTCCTTTTCTTCTCTTATTATACAATAAAAGAAGGAAGTTGTAAACACGTCCGTGAGAAACCATAAGGGGCTGCCTTTATTATAATTATATAAAAATAACACAGACATTACTATGAACGTGCAACTTGTTATATACGGGTTCGTAATAATGTTTTAATATAAATCATCGCCTTATAATCACGAACGTGCAACGCGTTTATATTTTAATAAGAAGAAACCCAGCACTTTCATGCTGGGTCTATTAGTTATGCCAATGTAAGGTCCTTTACGTTAAATGGAGTGCAGATACCATTCTTGTCAAGTACTGCTCGGTCACCCTTAAGCTCATCTACAGTGTAAGTTTCTTTGTAGACAAAACTTGCAATGCCACCTCCTGTATAGGTCTTAGCACCAGACTTAACTTTTACTCTACTACCTTCTTTGATTGTTGCAACTTTACTAGAGTTTGAAGCTCCGTTTGTAGTTACAAAGCAGTCAAAGCCAGCAGCTTTAAGTTTAGCAGCCTGAGCTGTAGCGTTTGCTTTCTTAGAGTATGCACCTACCTGAACTTTGTAGAGTCCATCTACAATAGTTACATATGTCTCAAAGCCTGCAGTTCTAACTTTTGCAGCGAGCGCATCAGCGTTACCTTTATTCTTGAAAGCACCAGTCTGTACTCTGTACAGAACTTTATCTGAAGGCTGCGGCGCAGGTTCGCTTGAGCCAAGTCTTGCATTTACTCTGTTAGCAAGGTCTCCGTAACGAGAATATAACCAGTCGCCAGGACAAGACTTATTTGCAAACCATCTGTGTGCTGTAAGAACAGCCTCGTTAGCCTTAGGCTCATACACCAAAGTTGCTTCCTTGCTGCCGAGCCACAGCAACTTAGTGATGCCGTTACGTTTACAGATGTCTACACATAAATCTACAAGACTTTCATACACTGCAGAATTCATAGCATAAGGTGCTGTCTTGTCAGAAGCACACTCGATAGTTACTGCACGCTGGTCATTTGAGTTGCTAGAGCTACACCAGCTTCTACAATCCTCATCTACAATTAAGCAGATACGACCATCATACCCGATACCATAGTTGCAAGATGCCTGTCTAGAGGGGCTTGTAAAGCACCCTCCAATACTCTCAGCAGATAACTGACCAACAACACAGTGTGGAGTTAGTCGGCTAATTCTGTGAGTTCGTTTACCACTGTGATTAGGACTTTTCACAGTGCAATTTACTAATGAACTATTGCTCATATCTTATTCCTCCTCTTTTACTTTTGATTTGTCATACAGACGAACATCAATTCTAACAACTCGCTTGTGCATGTCATTCATTACATCACACATATCATCAAGCTTTCTTAAGACTTCTTTCTGGTCTCTGTCATTAGAAATGATAACTTCATTAAGCTTCATATTGTTGTCTGAGAAGCTAGTAACCAGCTCGTCAATCTTGGCACACAGCTTATCTACACTTTTATTCTGCTGCTTGAACATGGAAATAACAATTACAAGAACAATGAACAGTGCAGCCCCCGGAATACCAAGATTAAGCCAAGCTTCAGGCGTGATTCCTTCCATATGGTTTCCTCCTCTCTGTACTATTTATATAAGTCCCATACATGCTCTGGAGGCATGTAAGGAAGTGGTACCTTGAAAAAGAAGTCATACTGAATCTTCATGGTATTCAGTGTTGTCTTTGTAATTGGCGCTGCAAGGCGCGTCTGTGCTGATATAGGGCGTATAGCACGCAGGCCACTTGTATCACTAGAATAACAAACACATATAGGTAAGTTGCTGTGAATGCTATAAGGATAAGTAGTATTTCTATTATTTCCAAGTGACTCCCAATTTGATGAATACTGCTCTCCATAAACGTCAGAAGAACCAGCATCTATTTCGATTAAAAGGCCCCTTATAGTAATATTTTTATTACCTACTTTCTTTATTACTTTTTGGTCTGTCCAGTGAGCGTACGTGCACCATACATCCCACGGATTAGGCACACGAAGCCATTGCTTAGTTAGTACATTATACATGGTATACACTGTGGCACGGTACGATTTGTTCTGTTCTAACTCACCAGCACTATTCCTTACAGGGAATACATAGTATGATGAACCTCTAGTATAGTAACATGTACTGAAGCCTACCCATCCATCATCATCACAGTAACCTACAGCATTACACTGTAGAGTATCATAACCACCAAGCATTGAGTTATTTCTAAGTTCCACAAGCTGTGGAACAGCAGTGATTAAATCTTCAGTCCAAGTATCTACTATTGTTCCGCTGGTGTCATGCTTATTTATAGTAAGTGTAAATGTACAGGAGGTAGTACCAACATTTGCACTACTGTATGAAAAAGTGTAATAATAACCATTTACCTCAAAGTCATTATAAAAGCTTTCCTCTGTAGCAAGCTTGGCAGACTCAATGCCATTTACAAACTTAAGCATATTAAGAATCTTGTACCACTTCTTGCTTACTTTTTTGTACATATTACCCCTCTTATCAAAGGTAACATCAGTACTATTATAAGAATTATTAAAGCTCTGTAATGTAGCAATAGCTCTTGTGTAATCAGGATAATCATAGTTAAACTCAGCAGGCAACCAGTAAATATTCTGAATCTTACCATTACCTGATGATGTTGACCAATCATACACTAAGTGAATGTGCTTATATCCATTATCTTCAAACTTTTCATAACTTTCTACTGAATTATATGTTCCACGATATTTGCTATTACCAGCACCAGAAGTATCCGCTCTATTACACATACCTACAACATTACCATGTATGAAATAAGGGTCTTCAAGTTCACTTATGTCACTATCACTAAGCACGATAGAAGCAAAAGTAGGATATCTGCGTAAGCCGCCATTAAGTGAGTTATTGTTTAGCTGCTGTGCGATAGAGCCATATGCGCTACATTCAAATAAAGGAGTAATAGCATTCTCAGTAACTGCCTCTTCTACAACCTGTCCTGAAGCAGCGTCGCAGAGTTGAATTGTCACACGGTTGTGTGAAGCCTGGACAGGCTTGAGCACTCGCTGCTCGTAGTGCTCGCCTGTCATGAAGTTGTGATTGGTCTTTATGACCTGTCTCATATTTCTCATTATTCAGTTCCTCCTATCAGTTTTATTTTGATTATACCATCTGTTCGTTCAGTGTTAAGTGCAGCAGTAGGATTCTCACCAGCATTGTAGGAACTACCACCAAATGAGGCACCCCTGTAGCTTCCTCTATAACCTGCACCGCCACCACCTGCACCATCGTCTAGGTTAGAACCGCCGCCACCGAAACCGAAACCGGCTGTAGAACTATTACCAGAACGAGTGTAGGTATTTGTTGCAGCGTCGCCGCCTTCCAGGAATGATTTACCGCAGTAACTACTATTTCTATACTGCCTGTAGCCACCACCTGAATATCCATTTGAAAGGTAGCCATCATTGGTTCCTTCATCAAGCAATGCATCTGCACCAGCAACTCCAGAATAGTTAGCGTCTCCTCCACCATTACCAGCACCAGCAACTACTAGTGGTCTTACAGGAATTGTACTAAACAGCATGTCTGTCTGAGTGTCATCTTTAATAGCCACTACTGACATTCCTCCACCTGCACCAGTTGTGGCATCTCCAGAGGTCTGCGTGTTGTCAGTTCCTTTGTTACCTACAAGCATGTACAGTTCATCACCAGCTGTCAGATTAAACTCGCCACTAATGATAGCACCGAAGCCTCCAAGGCATCTTGTATCTGTTAACACTCCGCCACCTTTTCCTCCGGCTGCGCCTGTAGCAGATATAAGGTACCTTCCTGTCTCAGGAACTATCTATTTCTGAATACCACTAGTAACTTCTACAGTCTGTTCATACTGAGCATCAGCATCTGCTTGTGTAGGTTTATCTCTACCTACATGACCTAGCGTTGTAAATTTCAAGCTACTATCTGTTGCAGCAGACACTGCATCACTTGGAGTGCTTTCTTCAGTTTCTGTTAAGCCAGTAGCATAGAAGTAATACTGCGTATCAGTTACGAGATTTGTAACGGACACATTAGTATCAGTTACTTCAATGTAATCAGTAAGAACCTCAGGGTCAGTACCATAATATACTCTGTACTTAGTGTAACCTTCATACTCTGCATATCTATCAGGTAAGTTAAGCTTCATCATAACAGAAGTCTGGCCAGTGTTTACATCAGATATAACAAGCACTGGAAGTAATGGTCTAGTAGTACGAATTTCAGAGAACCAGCTTTCCTCATCAGGTTTAACACCAGTAAGAGCTACATAGTATTCTACATTGTTTTGTAGGTTCTCTAACACTGTCTGCATCTCAGTTGTGTTGGTATGCAGTACCAAGTTATCCTCAGATGTACCAAGGTACACATTGTATGAATCATATACTGCACCTACTATTTGCCACTGAAGTGTAATCTTACTAATGTCTGCTTCGCATACCAAGAAGCGAGGAACAGGAGTTGTAGGAACTACACTCATAACATTAGACAGTTCACTTTCTCGACCGTAGCCGAGTGTAGCAGCGGCGAAGTAATACTTCGTTCTGTTGCTTAAGTCAGGTACCTCACAAAATGTTGCGCCAACATCTGACTGCAATGTTTGGCCAAAATCTACACTTTCGCCATAGTACAGCTTAATGGCTCTTGGTTGACCAGCTGGCGCTTGCCAATGCACTCTGGCCTTGCTGTCTTCTGCAATAGCAAATGTTATTACAGGAGCAAGCAGCGGAAGATTGGATTCATCAGTGCTATAGTAAACTACAATATTGTTTAGTGTAAATGACGTTTGCTGATAGGACGAAACCATGTATACTGCTATGGTAAGCTTCTTAGCGCCGCCGCGCTCAAATAGTGCTTTGAACACCTCACTGTCTAACGTTGCCAGCTGAGCTGGAATAATACCTCTTGAACTCATTTCTGACATAGTAAGATTTATAGCCTGCCATGTATTTGTCTCATCAGTAACGAACCAGTTAGAACCATCAGTACTAAATGCAAATCTGATATTTGGCGTGCCTGACGCAGTGAAATCTACACAGTTTATTAGAGGGTCATAATCTTCAGTAGGATAAAGTGCATCATATGTAACAATACCTTCTCCTACACCATTCTCAAAAGTAAGACCTATACTTGTCAGAACAACATTACCAGTAATGTGAATCATATCTGCCTTTGAAGAATTATACACCCAGTACTCAGTTGCACCAAAGGCTTTTACAGCAGCGATAGGAATATCAGCTGTGTAGCCAAGTTCTTCAATGTCTACACCAGGATAAGTATACCTCTCAATATTATCAATGTTGGTATATTCACTAGTAGTGACTTCACATGTAGCGCTACATTGAATAAGGCCAAGCTTAAGAGTCGGATAATCTTCATACGTTTCAGATACTTCAGCATGAGGATATTCACCACCCTGACCATTAAGAATACCACGGCCTTCACATGTATATCTCACAGCCTTTGCCTGAATGGATGCCTTAGGACTTGTACCAGTACTATCCTCATACGCTTCAAGTCTGACAGTTACTGATACAAGATGGGCTGCTGCCTGTACCTGTAAGAAAGAATGAGGAATACCTACAAAGCCCGGCCCCTCCTGAGCTTGTAGAACTATAGGAGCATACGGCTCTGGCGAACCGTCTACCTTAATAGTTATAATCATTCTACAAGAAGTCTCCACTACATAACTGAAAAGTAAATGACAAGAAAGGTTTCCTGCTTCACCCATTGCAAATGGTAAGTTTACAATTTCAGTTTCGCTAGTACTGATTGTAATTGCATTCTCATTAAATGTAGACAAGAATTGTGGCAACAAAGACTCAATGGTATTAAGCGTATTTTTATCAACGTCTGAGCTAGGATATAATTTCCATTCTAAGATTTCCACGTACTCTTCAGTATTAAACTGAAAGATTAGTGTATCAAAGTCTGCAACATTAGTAATGAGTTCCGCCTGCATAAAGTAAGACGTAGACGTTCTACTTGTTACTTGAAAAGGCGCTGTAAAAACTTGATACTTCTTATCTTTATCCTTAATCAGTAACTTTGCAAAGGCAGCTGGTGAAAACTCGTCGAACTCACCTGTAAATTTAACAGTTACCTTAAAGGCTTTAGGAGTGAACTGAACTTGGTCATGCGTTAAAGTAGTAGAGGCTGTTCCATTCGCTTCAAGCTTAATCAAGTCTTTAGTCATGGTAGCGTTACTTAAGGTCCAGGACTTAGGGTCCACAGGAAGGACATTAGCTAAATATTCCATTATCTGTTCACCTCCAATATCTCTGAATTAAGTAGTGTTATTTCACATGACAGAGAACCTACATAGTTGTACTTTATTCTCTGTAGTATACCTGTAAAGTCAAGATTGTAGTTAGCGCTCTGCACGCGTATCTTATCACCGATGTTGAATAACGGATTTCCTCTAACCTGTAGAGTTAAAGTAGGCATGTCGCTATTAACAAACGCTTCAAGCATTGCCTTGTACTGTTTTGCATAGTCTGTAGTCTGAACGTATCTGTTCGTAACCTTTAGAACATTCGAAGCATTATCTGTGAGGATAGACTGCACAAAGTCAACAGCTATACCATACACAGCAAGGTCAGAGGTAGTTTGCGTACTTTCATTTCTGGTTACAAGAGTTATATCCCATGGTGAATTGACATAATCTACAATGGTAACCTCTTTATTCTCAGTAAGTGCGTACACATTCGTAACCGTTTTAGCAGGCCCTTTACTAAATGCAATCTTGTTATGCGTAAATACACCAGCTGGCACATTAGCTTCTTTAATCTGTACTAGCTGTATTGCTTCTGTTAACTGTGGCAAAACGTATGTAAGCTCAACGCCTCCATACGTCTTAATGATAGACTGCTTTGCATCTACACCTATAATCTGGTCACCATCCGTAATAGTAGCTCTTAAAGGTTTACTACCATCAAGCGGCTCAATGATAATATCTCCATTCTTATTACAGAGACAGTAAGCTATTGCACCTTGAAGCATCTCTTGTAGGTACTTTTTCTGTTCGCCATCTGTAAATGTATACAGAAGTCTAGTATTTAACTCGTGTGATACTGTGACGGCGTAGCCAAGCGCATCGAACACTTCCTGAAAGAAGTCTTCCTGGGTCTTACTGAGACCTACAGGAATTGTAGGTGCAGGCTCTAAGAATACTTGCTGTAACTTATCGTTTGCTGTAATAGAAGCCGCGGCGCCTGTTACAGTAGCATTCCAGTCTGATACGTAGTAAATTCCCATCTTTATCCAATTGACATCAGTTCCTTCGTCAAGTTCAGGCTTCATATAAGGAATGATTGGAACGTTTGTTTTTATCTTACCATAATAAGGACTATTAGGATTGGTTGGACTAAATATTCCACTATCATTATACAAGCTGAATGATAACTCATTAGCTGATATTGCTCCAAGCGGATTGCTGTCTTCAGCACCTGCTTCCTCAAGGAGCTCAGCGTCTATCAAATAATCACTTCTAGTGACAGTCAATGGCTCATTTTGCAAGCCATCAAAGAAGATGTCAAGCTTTAGCAGAATGCATCTACTATGAGCATTAAAATCTTCATCCGTGGCGTCACGTACGATTGTATCTGCCATGCAAGCACCTCCTTACTGTTCTATTAGGTTGAAAGTTACATTCTTCCAAACCCAGTTTGTAGTTTTGCCGGCTTTGTGAAGGTCCGTAGGAATAGAACCTACATAAACTGTAGCAGATTTATCTTTACCATTCTCTTTGTACTTAAGAGGAAAGAATAGCGTATTCGTTTCCCAAATTGCTTCGAGAATGTTATCAAGTTCTTCACCAGATATAGCATCATAAGTGAAGTAGAACTTTCGCTTTTTAGCTATTAAGTCACCAACCATTTTAGCATCCGCAAGACGCTCCATGTTAGTAACATTGTATCTTTCTATTTTGAACGAGGAGGGGTTCTTAATAGCCCTCCCGTTCACAGTGAAATTGCTAGCCATTACTAACCCCTCCTTTTATTCTCTTGAAGCTGAATAACTTGCATCTTACGATTAAGTTCTTTTAAGCTTCTTTCATCAGCAATTAGTGTTCCAACATATAGAGGTTGTAACTGTCCTTGACCACCGGAGATATTTGCAACTATTGGCATTAAGCTAGCCGTTATACCATTCGCCACAGCATCTACAAAAGGTTGCATAGCGCCAGCATTCTCAAGTGGAATAACTGCTTCTGCTTTGTTGCCTTCTGCAAATCGTGCTATATGCTCTCTGTTAAAGATACCTCCAGTTGCATGGCCTGTATTTGTACCAGAGCCACTACTATCTGCATAGCTTGTATCAGTGTTCTTAGCCTTACTATCTAAGCCAAAGAATTCTCTTAACTTATCAATACCAGTGTTTATCCAGTCAAAGAACTTACCAAATACATTGTCCCATAGGTTAGAAATCCAATTCTTAAATGAATTGTAAATATTACCTATGCCATCCTTTACTGACGTGTACATATTGCCAATCTTTTCTTTAATTGACGTGTACATGTTACCAAAGAAGTTTTTAACAGCATTCCATGCACCAGATAGTTTCTCTTTTATTGTATTCCAAATATTCTGGAACCAAGTTGAAACAGCTGTCCAAGCTTCTTTTACTTTTGTGGTAATAGTTGTCAGGATATTGCCAAAGAATGTTGTAACAGCATTCCATGCACCTGTAAGCTTTTCTACAATGGTATTCCAGATATTTTGGAACCAAGTCGAAACAGCATTCCATGCACCTGTAAGCTTTTCTACAATGGTATTCCAGATATTTTGGAACCAAGTCGAAACAGCATTCCATGCACCTGTAAGCTTTTCTACAATGGTATTCCAGATATTTTGGAACCAAGTCGAAATAGCATTCCATATGTCGGTAACAACCTTAACAATCAGGTCTTTAATAAAACCAAAGATGTTAGAAATTGTTTCCCAGATAGTCGTGCATACAGTAGTAACTGCAGTAAGAATATCATTCCATACAGTTGTAATAGCTGTCCATATGTCAGTCATAACAGTTCCGATAGCTGTAACAATATCATTGAATACTGTTGTAATACCTGTCCATAAGTCAGTTGCAAACGTTGCAAGACCAGTGCCTACATCTGTGAAGAATGTTCCGATAGGAGCAAACCACTGAGACACACTTGTAGATATAGCAGTCCAGATTCCATTGAGCCAGTTGCCAATGTCTGATAAGCCTTGTGAGAACCATTCGCCTACACCAGTAAAGAACTCTCCGACACCACCTACAAGACTTGCCCAGCCCTGTGAAAACCATGCTCCAACATCTGAGAACCACTGTCCAACTGAAGTACCAATACCACTAAAGAAAGTAGTAAGGTCAGTCCATACATCTGAGAACCACTGTGTAATGCTATCCCAGTTATCAGCTATAAGACCTACAAGCCAACCTATCAGAGCACCAACGGCAGCACCGATTGCAGCGCCAGCAGGACCACCTACAATCATACCGATTGCAGCGCCAATACCTGTACCAACGCCGAGTCCAAGACTTGAGAAGTCCCAGTCTCCTGTAGTTACACCTGTGACTATAAGGTCGGAAATCCAACCTACAAGAGCACCGATTGCAGCACCTATTGCAGCACCCGCAGGACCACCTATAATAAAACCAATGCCAGCACCAACACCAATACCAAGAGGATAACCAACCTGTGACCAGTCACCGTTCTCAAAGCCTCTCGCAATAGAGTCAATTAACCAGCCAACTAATGCACCAATACCGGCTCCAATAACGGCACCGAGTGGTCCACCAATAAGAGCACCGATTATAGCTCCAAGACCGGTGGCGATAGGCGCAGCAACTTTTCCAACATCAGTCAAGCCTAATGCATCAGCAAGGTCACTCCAGAACCAGCCAGCAATAGCTCCGGCAATAGCACCAATCTTAGCACCAAGTGGTCCACCGAGTATACCACCGAGAATACCACCAAGTATTGCGCCAATACCAGCTCCGATAAATTTATCCTTCAGAGCATTAACCATGTCTGTTACGAAATTGCTAGCGAAACCTTCAAAGCTTGGTACTTCAGGAATAAATGAACTTGCATCTAACCCAGACAAATCAGGCATCTCAAAGTCTGTGTCAGTATCAATACCATTACTAGTACCTTCATCAGGCTGTTTAAGCTTAAACACTTCATCGAATGAAAGTAAACCTTTTGCAGCCTTAGTAGCTTTACCAGTAGAGTCAGCTAAGTCATCCATTGAATCTTTCGTACCGTCAAGAGCTTCATTGAACTTATTCAAATCATTAGCTCTTTCCTTTTGTGAAGGAAGAAGTACTTTGTCAGGGTCTATGCCATTGATAGCAGTTACCTTTTTGAACATACCACTGATGGCGTCACTTAATTTACCAAAGCCACCAGAGAGACCTACAACCAATCCTGTAAGAGCAATAAGCAATGACCAGAACGGGTGTGTAGCGACGAAGGTAAGCATAGCTGATAAACCAGCGAGTGCTTTGGATATTAAACTGATAACGCTTGCAACAACTGCTGTAGCAAGAGCCTTCACTTTGAAGACTACCCACATTGTCGCTGCTGCAGCCAACGCAGCAGTAAGAATCTTCATAGCCGTTGCATTCTGTGTAATCCAAGATACCATAACAGACAGCACATTAAGTATAGTTGTAAGAATTGGGACAAAAGCATTATATACTCTAAGAAGAGCTTCTAATACTGGCTTAAGTAAACCACTTAAGGATGCTACCAATCTTAGACTTGCTTGGTGTACTGCCATAAGGTTAGCTACAAACATTCTTATGGTACTGTGCAGTTCCGGTGGGAATATTGCTTCGAATACACCACCTAGACCCTTAAGCTCGAATATTTCTCGCATCTTAAACAAGAACTCTCCAAGCTCATTCAAGCCAGACTTGATGTAAGTAATCAGTGGCTCAAACGCACCAGATATAAGCATTGTAGCATTATCTTTAATGTTACTGATAATACCTTTCAAGGTTTTAGACGAAGCAGCAACTACTCCACCAAAACGTTCATTCATACCATCTACAAGAGCATTGATGGCTTTACTTGCAGGAATACCTTCCTTACCAAGATTCTGTAGCTGTTTCTGAGTAAGTCCAAGTTTCTCCTGTAAGATTTCATAAGCAGGAATTCCTGCTTCAGCAAGCTGCCTCATCTCTTCATTCATCAATCTACCCTTTGTGTAGATTTGTCCGAGTGCTCTTGAGACAGACTCAATTACCTGTGGGTTTCCTTGCATAGACGATGCAGCAAGAACGCCCTGCATTACATACATGACGTTTTTATACTGAATACCATATGCAAGTAAACGCTTCGCCGCAGCCTCGGATTCTGTGAAGGAGAACGGCGTTGTAGCCGCAAAGTCCTTAAGCACATTGATGAACTCATCAGCTAAGGCAGTGTCACCAAATAGATTAGAATACGCAATCTTTGCATATTCAAGTTCCTGACTAAATTGCCATACTGCATCTGTAGCATTTCTGATAGCATTCAATCCACCATAGAATACTTTAGAAATCATAATACCTTGTACGATACGCGCAACGTCCTTGAACTCGAATTTAGACTTTTTAGCGGGCTCTACAAGGCCACCATTTATCTGACCTTTAAGGTTAGCAGAGAACTGGTTTGCTATGCTAGAAGCTCTACGCATATTGCTTGCAAAGTTCTGGATATTAAGATTTAATTTTGCAGTCAAATTTGCAAAGTTAGCCATTGTAACACCTCCTTATTACCAACCAGGAATTTGGTCAATGTAACAAACCTGGTCAGCAGAATTTACTTGTGATTTTCCACCATGCATTCTTTTCTGCACATCATAATGAACATCTAACTGCGACTTAAACTTTCTAGGTGTCATATGCATTGTTTCTTCATCAGTATAGTGCAACCATACTCTCCCAACATATAAAATATAGGGCCAATCCCAGTCGTCTGTACTGAACGGATTGGCCCCATCTTTATTGCTGGGATTTAGGCATTTGGGTCCTGTGCACCGTCCAGCTTAGGCTCTGCAGTCTCAGGAAGCTTTTCAGGTTCAGGCATATCTGCGTCGAATGCCTCACCAAGAGACGCCATAAGTTCCTGCATATACTGAATATCAATAAGATTACCGACTTGCTGTTCTGTAAGGTCAGGGTCTTCGTGGATAAGGCCTGCCCAGAGGATACAACGAACGGCTTTGATACTGTTGTTATCAAGCTGCTTAAAAGCTTCATCAACAGAACCGTATCTGTCCTCAAGTTCAGCCATAGCATTGAGCGTAAACTTGATAGTACGCTCAACGCCGTCTGTAAGGGTAATCTTAACGGTTTTAGATTTCACATCTTTTACGTTAGCCATTAGGATACCTCCAATCATTTTACGGAAATTTACTCAGCAGCTTTAATCTCACCTTCGATGAGAGTATGAGCTGTAAACTTAACAACTTCATTAGCAGAAGTAAGCTCATATACTGCTACACTCTTACCAGCAGTAACGCCAGTAATGTTGTTACCAGACACATAAGTAGTTGTACCAGAAACGGTATCACCTACATTAGGAGTGTCCTGCGTTGCATCTGCAACAGCGTAAGCAAAGTGGTTACCAGAACCAGCTTCGCCAGTGATAGTAGCTTTTGTAGAACCAGTAACAGAACCAGCTTCAAAAGCAACAGTCAGAGCAGGTGCAGGAGTTCCTGCCTGCTCAGTAACTGTGATACTATCGAAAGTAGCTTTGATTGTAGCTACCAGCATGCCACGAGAAAGGTTCTGGGAAACATCAGAAACGTTTTCAATGACCTTGTCATCTACCATAACCTTTACAACTTTGCCACTGGCATCAGTAGTAATGTTCAATGCGCTCATTTGTTATCCCTCCTTAACTCGGCATTTTAACGGTATCAAACCAAGAAGACATAGCAGATTCGCTTGCTCCAGGGTTATCTCCATCAAGTTCATACTTCCATATACGAACCTTCTTGCTACCAACGGTAACCGGATAATTCAGCTTAACGAACTGACCCTTAATAGTATCAGCCTGGAAGTTAATGCTGTCACCCTTTGTTTCATTCTGGTCCTCAGGGTCAGTGAACTTACCTTTGTATAACCAGACGTAACGGTAGTTACCATTAGACTTCAAAGACCTGAAGCCGATAGCAACAAAAGGTGGAACGTCGGAATCGCCATACACAAGACCTCCATCACCGTCAATGGTGTGCCCAAGAAGGTCTGCCTTATTCTCTGTGGTAAGTTCGTTTTTCTTGATTTCTACATCAATCTTACCAAGCGTTGTAGCAGTCTCCATAGGACCATCGTCAGCAAACAAGGTTTCCTGCGATGCGTTCGGGTTAATGTTAACGGACATTACGCCGGGTGCTGCTTTAGGAGCAGCATACACAGGGGCTGTTGTAGCGGTATCTTCTGTAGTCTGAATTGCATACACAAGATTATCGCAACCAATTCTTGTAGCCATGTTTCATTCCTCCTATTCAATAGTAGTTGTTATTCCAATGTTGAAGCCATACGTGACTCTGTCATTGTCATCCTGACCGATTTTGAACGGCGGCTGCCTAAGATAAACTTGACCCCATCGGTCTGGTGTAAACTGTACAATCAGATTATCTGATGTAAGTAATTTATAAATTTTCAAAGCTTTCTGCCTTGCAACATCGGCATCTTTGTCACGAGCAGTAACCTGCACAGACCTGTGAACATTCGGGTCATATGCAACTGCCGGGTCACCCTTGTACTCGTGAAGAGCTACAAGAGAATCTGGTGCTTCTGGCATGAAGTCTCTAAAAGCATCTACACCATCACCCTGAACAACACCGTTGTCCGCAAGGAATGTTACAATGTCTAATAGTAACGGATTCGCCATAGTGCACCTCCTCTCTTAATCACTCATGGCAGCTAAAGATTCCTGTGCGTATGCAAATACGGTTCTAGGAAAGTTTTCTCTAGCATATTCTCGTACAGGGTCTTCCAAAAATTTAGCCTTACCAGTAGGATGGTACACTGATAAGTCCTCATGAACTTTCACCATATAAGATGAAGCTCTTCGCCCAGACTTTGGATTGACTGGGTCGCCGTTTCCACCATAACCTACAATTGCTTCAAACGAAGAGGAAGATATATCTGTCCTTTTTGTTACTTCATAGAAAGCACTCATAAGCAGTGTGTAGGTATCTTTTGGTACCTCAGCCATACTGTTACCAAGAATTTCTTCACAGGCAGCAATTGTAGCTTTTCTAGTACCTTTGCCAAGATTTCTAATAGCAGCTTCACACTGTGCTTCGAAATGGTCTAGGCTTTTTTGGTCAAAGTCAAAATTAAATGTACCCTTCATTACAGATACACCACCTTGATGTCAGGCTTGCCATTCCTATAGAATGTTCCGATACTTTTGATGCTCTTTTCAGAACCTTCAAATACTATGCAGTCAAGCTCAGAAATATTGACTGAACCATCAACGTACAACTGTTTGTTAGAAACAACTTCTGTACCTGAATTATCAGTAACTACTACTACCTTGCCTTCAGCATAACACTGTATATCAACAGCGTCTCCATACAGCTTAGTACCAGTGCCGTTTCGCCTGATGAACGGCTTTATTTGTGCAGGAAGATTTATCCATTTCTTAAGACTTTCATACACGGTAGTCACCCCCCTTAGGAGATGGATACGGAGGATTGTTCTGCATTCCTTTTCTGAATACCTTTGGGTATGCATACTTGGGAAGAGATAACCCAGCAGATGTAAGCTTAGCTTTGTAGCTAGATGCTTGTTCCTTAAAGTACTTAAGTCTTTCAGTAGGGTCTTCTGATTGTGGACCAAGACTTCTCTTAATGTCCCTTGCAAAGATTGTTGCAGCTCTGCTAAACAGTTGGTATAATACTTGATTCTTATTAGAACCGTAAGTATCAATGATGTACTGAATCTCTTCGTCCTGCATAATAGGTTCAGACTCGTTTGTATCTCCCAGTAGGAATCTACACTCATCAACCTGACTGTTAGCAGGGTTTCCAGAATATGTCCAAGACATCAAATCACCTCCTACTTAGTCACTGCAGCAACTACCTTCTTTACTTCAGTTGGCTTAGCAGCCGCAGGAGTTGTAACCTTAGGCTGTTCAACCGGTTTCTGTTCAACTTTGGGTTGCTCAATCACAGGAAGGTCAATGCCGTATCTCTGTTTAAAGAAATCAGCATACTTATCAAAGTTCTGCTCGTTAACTTCAACAATGTGACCCTCTAAGAGTCTATGCTTGAATCTTCTAATGCCTGCCGGCTCAACAATAGAACCGGCAGGAATCATACCCGAAGCATCTCTAAAAGTACGCTTAACTACAAACATTAGTCAACAATGTCCTTGAAGAACGTACCAAGGTCAGCACAGATTTTCTTTGCGTCAAACGCAATCTCGCCTTCGATACGTTCAGTGCCAAGACCGAGCATGTCCATAGGCAGTCTAACAATACGGTTACCATATGCACCGGAACCCTCAAGACCAGTCCATGCAAAGATATAACCTGCAGAAGGTTTCTTAAGAGCCGGACGAGGATTGCTATAGCACAGCAATGCATGTTTGCCCATGATGAAGCCAACGTTGTCCTTAGCACCCTTAACTGCAGAGTTAACTACAGACCATGCAACATACACATTGTCAACTTCGAACAGAGTAGCAAGCAAGTCTGCTGTAACAATACCCTTCTGAGTATACTTGATACGGTCAAGAATATCAAAGTGGTTCTTAAGGGCATTGAAAGCATATGGAGAAAGTACAAGAGTATTAGGCTTATAGCCAGTCTCAGAAGCCATCTGAACACCTGCTTCTGTAACATCCTTAATAGGATTAGAAGTATCCTTACTCCACTTGATTGCCTGGTTAGTGCTAGGAGTAGCATCTACACCGGAAATCTCACGACCCCAGATACCAGCCTTGAAGAACTTGGTAGCCCATTCCATCTCACGACGGATAAGCATCTTCTGAGATACGAAATCAGTTGCATCAGTATCAGCATCAAGCGGCTCGTCATAGTTAGCACGCTCTTCAGGAGTAACATCCTTATGGAAAGCATGCTTACGGCAGTAGTACGGGTCACTTGCTTCAACGCCGTAGTCACCACCAGCAGACTCACTAGCTGCACCACGCACCTGAGCTTCATCACGCATGAAGTCACCTTTGTTGTAGATGTAGAAAACATCAGACTGTCTCTTAACAGGGACAATCGGGAAAACTTTGTCTGCAATGAAAGCAGACGCATCCTGCATATAAGCAACGGACGTATTGGTCAATGCTCTATCAATATGAGCGTTTTGCATATTAGGCATTATTTTGCATCTCCTTTCAATTAGTTAATCTTAACTGCTGCAAGACCGCCTGCAACAGCAGATGTGATTACAATACCAGCAACTACAGTACCAGTATCAGTTACTTTACCATCGGCATCTGCGTAAGCAAGAGTGCCTGCGGTAACAGCTTTTGCAGCTTCAACCATTACAATACCATCTGCAATCTCCAGAACCTGACCAGCAGAGGTCTCATTCATAGACGCACCGATAATGTTGGAATCTGCAACAGCCTGAATGCCATTGCTGTTCGCATCAACAGCAACGAAACGATGTCTCTTAACAGCACCGCCAGCGGGCAGACTGAATCGAAGACTAGGAATTTCATAAGCGTTCATTAGTTCGCACCTCCCTGTAAATACTCTTTGTAAAGTTCAGGATTTTCCTTGATTGCGATAGACACAGCTTTCTGCTTAGTAACACTATCGCGCTTAGCGATTTCATCTGCCTTAGCTTCAATCTTAGACCAAGCATCAGCACCTTTGCTACCAGCATTGCTCTTGCCGACTTCATCAAGAACAGTTCCTTCAATTGCTGCATTGATAGTTGTAAGCACATCTATCATATCAGCACTACAGCTCTTAAGCACTCCAACGAGCTTTTCAGTCTCGATAGGCAACGCCTTAAGTTCTGCAGCCTTTGCAACTGCTTCAGCCTGCTTCTCAGCATCTTTAGCTTTACGCACCTCTTCTTCAGCTGCTTCTTTCTGAGTACGCATTTTGATAAACACCGCACGTGCTGCAGCCGGCATACTCTTCAGAGTTTCCTCTTCATCGAATGCTACCTTTTTCTTAGGCTTGCCACAAACCTTACACATACCGTTTTCATCAGCTTCACCATCACAGTCGCACTCGTCAGGCATACTAGCCTTAAGCGTTTCAAGTTCAGACTCAGCTTTCTCTTTGTCTTCATTTGCCGCCTTCAGGTCTTCTTTAGCCTTTTCAAGGTCCTGTGTAGCAGTGTCGCGCTCAGTGGTTACCGCAGCCAAATCTTCTTTAGCCTTCATAACATCGCCAGACAATTTGTCAAGCTCTGCCTGAATAACTGAAGAATGCTCCGGTTTCATCTTACTAAGGATTTCCTTAATATCCATGGTTGCACCTCGCTCCTTTCTTTTATAAAGTTCTATGAAAGCTGCCGAATTGGCTCCTTCATCAACTAAATCGACTCGGTCTACTACCAAGTCCTCAAGTAAGTATGGCATCTGTCACACCCCCTATTTATATTATACGTTGTTTGGCCCATTTGTATAACACTAAAGCTTAATTCGTTTTGCATTGCCCTGAATTGAGAACATCTTAAACGTTCCATCTTTAACTTTAGCAAATACTTCTGGGTCGGTTACTTTAACAGTGATGAACCATCCTTCAGGCACTGTGCCCTCAGGAATACCTATGCATGCCTGCTTTTCTTTGGTAAATACAATCGATTCCACAACTGTACCCTTAGACTCGCCTTCATGCATAACTCCGCTGCCTCTGTAGTCCATCATAAACTTGATAGCAGCCTTCTCAAGCACTTCAGGTCTTATGATGTCTCCCTGCCAATCTAACGGTAGTGAGCCGTCTGCATTAACAGCTACATTTGCCCAGCCACTAACTAAGCCTTCATCACTATTAGACTTGGTAATGTCAAACAATACATCTACACTACACTGGTCATGTACAGGTACCTCTTCTGTAATGTATACACTCTCACAGTGAGATACTCGCTGTACAGTACCATCTTCATTGTAGACGCTAATGTCTTCAGCGCGGTTAATTGACTTATTAGTTACAACTACTCCCATACTATTCACCTCCACTTCCAGTATAGCTTAAATCATTCTGTTCAAAATCGTTCTCCGCAGTGTCATCAAATTCATCCGTAACATTATCCGCATTATTATTAGCGTCACTTGATTGACCCTGATAGACCTCTTCAAAAGTCTTTTGGTCAAGGTCAGGCATACCAAGAATGTGACGTAAGTAGTTCTGCAATTTCATGTCACCTGCAATGTTAAGTCCCATAGCACGAAGAACAAGTGCAAGTTCCTTAAGAGATGGAGTCTGAATTTGTCCAGGTACAATCTTAGGAAAGTCTGTAATGTCAGGAAAATAATTGTAGTTAAACAAATCAGGAACAGCCTTATTGTTAAACACATCCGCAATGTTCTGAAGCTGTGCTTGTAAAGCTGCAGCAAGCATAGATTGCTTTGTATCGGCAAGTGCAAATGAACCAGCCTTATTATTACCTATTAAGATAATATCAGAAAGCATAGTAATTGCTATTCTATTGTCATATCTGTCAATAGTCTCACCAATATTGATTTGTCTTGAAGAACCAGATGATAGTAGATTTAATTCCCAGCCGTAAGGAAGTAGAATACCTTCTTCACTATCTCTACGTACAGAAGCTACCAGCTCCTCTGCTCTAGCTCTTAATGCGACCATTCTCTCATCTTCTTCATTCCAAAGGTCCAAATCCTGTGGAGCCTTAAGAACAGGAAAACCAGCAAGGTCACGCTCAATACCTATTCCCTCAATTTCTTCAAAATGCTTCTTAAAGAACCAAGGTCTGTAAGCATTACGCAGTAAAGACTTACCTTCTGGATTATCTCTACTAATTCGTGTTCTGAACAGCAAGCCCTTTGACATAGGAATAGAAACAATTTTGAAATCAGGTTCTGCCATCTGCACAAATGCAGTTACGTCACCTTCTTTATTAAATGTCCATTCATGTAAAGATGTCTGCGCTCTGATAGGTAGGCGTCGCCAACCTATTCTACCATCTGTATACTTGCTCTTGTACTTAGAGCTAGTTTCATTTGGTCCACGTCTAATCTTGTACACAATTTCATGAAAGCTGAAACCATACGTAAGCATGGACAAAATCTCAGAGATAGTATTTGCCCATGACATATCCATATCATCCATACAGCTTTTAAGAAAATTTGCAGCTTCAACGTCTGCTTCAGAGGTACTTGCAGGTTCTACAGACCATGACGTTCCTCTAATCAACATTTCAGCTAAGTACAAAATAGCACCAATAACTGGGTCATTATCACTCATCTCCTGGTATATCTTACCAGCATAAGGCCAGCGTAATTCCGGAAGGAACTCTTCATAAACATACGGCCCATATCGTCTAAGACCAGATGTACCGAGTTGCTTAAAGTTTACTGGCTTATTACCTTTCTGCATCTTTCATCACCTCCTAAATTTTGTCCAATAAGAACCACCGGTTTTCTTGATACCTGATGGAACTCTTGCGACTGACGATGGTCTGAAATAGTTGAATGCTCCAGAAAAACCATCGACAGTATCATCATGTATTCCAAATGGAAATAAATCACACTCGTCAAGAAACGGTAGCATATTTCTGCAGTTATGTGTAATGAACACATTGCCCATCTGAGCAGCAGCAGATGCATTACGAGCTCTTTCAACTTTGGAACCAGTTGAAGATACTCCCATGAAGTCATACCCTTGTAGTACTCCTCTTGCGTAGCGGTCTATAACAGCCGCACCGGATGAACCAGGCTCTTGCTCCATACGTATAGCGCATGAGAATCCATCTCTTAGTGCATTTTCTTTTATGAGTATCTCAACATCACCAGGTGTCTTCTGGACTCTCTCAATATCTACAATCCAATACATTCCATTGTGCATTGCAAGCTTAAAGCCTACTGTCCAGTCTGGGTCACGCTTATTTCTACTCTTACGCTTTTTAGGGTCGGTTGCTGCCATATCCCAGTATCTAACATAGCGCGCTGCTGGAGGAACCTCACTCGCTGGCACTATCTGGAACCAGTGCCTGTTAAGCATGTCACCAGAAGCTTTAATTTCCCAGTTACCATTAAGCAAGCGCTCACGTTCAATTGGGTCAAGCTCTGCGAGTGACTCTTTGTAAGCCTCAGCATCAAGATAAGGGTTATCATCGATACCAGCTCCAATAAAGATACGTCCAGCATCTTTACCTTCAACGAAAAACCTTTGGTAATAGTACTCACCAAATTGTCCACCAGGGTTTGCTGTAGCTCTAAACCTTAGTGGAACCTGCAATGTCTTTGGCTTACGTAGACGAGAGAATAGATACCTGTAGTTTGCAGGGTCTATATGCGTAACCTCATCCATTCCTATATACTGGAACTCAGCACCTTGATAACGATAGCAATCATTTGCAGATTCAAGGTAACCAAAGTTCAATGTAGCACCTGATGGAAAAACATATTGTTTCTCTTTTTCAGACCACTTAACTTCCTTACTCTCAACAAACGGCATAAGCCATTGCTTAGACATATCAATCAATGCACCAGGCAATGATAGGTCAGCATACGTTTTACGAAACAGTATAGCGGAGTAACCTGGTATGTCTACATACTGTAGCGCCGCCATAAGCTGTGCTACAGATTTACCACCACCGGCTGCTCCACCATACAGAATTTCTTTAGTACTGTTCATAAGTAAGAAAGCTCGCTGTTTAGGAGTAGGGTCATAAGGGATGTACTTAGTCAGACGTGGCGTTAAGGCTCCCTGCAACTGTTGCAGGTCAATTCCATTCAAGTCTATACTCATGACCCGAGACCTCCTTATTTTTTATTGTTCGGATTGAAACGAGTCCAAAGCTCGTTCAGCTTACTCCAGCCATACATTGCAATAAATGCAACGAAGAAGCCGCAAATAAGCGCTGCAACAACCCAGTACCATGCAACTACTAAAGCCGCATACTGAGCATAAGCAAAGAACGCTACCACAGTAAGAACCATGGATAAGATGATAACTACAATATCTGTAGGTACTTTCTTCATTACGCCAATGCCTTTGATTACCTCAGTGATAACAGATACGACAAACGCCAAAGCGCCAATCGCAACCACTAACTGAGACAGAGTTTCAGCTGTAAGACTAATCATTTCTAACACCTCCTTCTACCTGTCTAATAATAGTGCGCCACTTGAATATTCTGTTAAGTCTTTCCTGACTAAAGAATGGCTGCTTCATAAACCAGTCTTTGAAGTCTTCAGCTCCCTTAGAACTGTTACATGACTGGCATGCCGGTACGATGTTACTCTGAATAGTACGTCCACCTTCACTAACTGGTTCAAGATGGTCACGGGTCATTCGCTGACCTTTACGCGGTGTGCACCCACAATAGGCACATTCACCTCCGAAGAAAATCAATGCTTCCTTCCACTCCTGATGAGTGAATTCTGGATTCTCCTCACCACGGCGTTTCTGACCACCAATAAAGTCAGAATGCTTTTTCTTTGTTCTGTTTTCTTTTCTACGGATGTTGTAACAACACTTACAATCCTGTCGCCATTCAGGACGGCCCTTCTTGTCTGTACCATTACGAGGAAAGTCTGTAATAGGCTTTACCTCGCCACAGAATACACAGCGGCGATACAGCTGGCCGTTTTCCTTAAAGGTTTCAGATGGATAGGTGCCGTACATCCTTGTGTTACGACTCTTGCCCATAAATCTTTACCTCTCTTTACTCATCATCCATTGTCACACTAGACGAGTTACCGTCCTTATCTACAAGCGCGACTTCGGTTGTCTTGGTCTGGCGCACGCCAATCTGCGTGATGTCGCCAAGGGCCCCTGCCTTCAGGAGTATTCCGACTACCTCGCTTAAGTCTGTCTGCTTAGTAGGACTCTTCTTCAAGTCTGGATTCTCAGTATCAATCATAGAGTCACGACGAAGCTCTTCCTGAGCAATAGTGTCAACACGGGCCTTGCGCTCCATGTCAGCAGATAACTTAGCGAGAGAAGCAATCTCACCTGGCTTAAGAGAATACGGGTCAATACTGTCAATAGCAGTGCTGAGCTTCGCTCTCAGCTTGGCTGCCATATCTACATGCTCCTTATTCATCTCCAAGATTTCCTGCCTGCGTTGCAGCAGCGTGATGTCATCGCAATGCTTCATCCAAGCTTGCATACGAACCTGGAATGACCAACGCTGTGCAATCTTCTTCACAGATGCATAGGTGGTATTAAGCTGACGCGCCACGTCACCATACGTAGGTTTCTTTCCTGGGTATGAATCTCTATAAGCTGTCCAGACTGTGAACTCCCACTGTGTCTCGCCGGGCTGCTGCGACCAAAGGTCAATACCATTCTCCTTGGCATTCGCTATCCAATCATCCTGATGTTGCCTATAGTAGGTCACACGTGTATTCTCGGCATTCGCACAGTCGATGCAGAGGTGCTTGTCAATATGATGAGCTGGTTTGTACTGACCACATCTTGGGCACTGAACCATAAGCTGAGGCATCTCCTCGCCGCCGGCACACATAAGTTTCTGGTCTCCCATCATAAATCACCTCCCTAATTATATTATACGTTGTTTGGCTGACGTGTATAGCTACAAGTGTTATCCAATAGTCAGCGAAATCGAAAGAAATAGTAGATTCTTCTTAAAATAAACCTCACTCGCAACACGTTCGTAATAATATAACCTTATATTTCACCTCGGGGATAATCACGAACGTGTTATTTGCTGTGTAAACATGCTGCAGGTTAAATTTTACAATAATAACGCGTATAATAAACAAAATCAATAACTTCTTTCCAGTTTATCTACATTCTTGCCAAATTTTTGCCGGAAGGACCAAGCTTTTCATAATGGCCGAGCTCCTGTAATCTTTGGACTAACAGACCAGGGCGACTACGTGGTGTCGGGATTCAGCGGCACATTGTTAATGTTAATCTGTGTTAATGTTAGCCTGCATTTGTGTATGACAGATGGTCATTTTGGAAAAGTTGACTGGATTATGCGCCACCGCGCTAAGGGCCCGGCAAAATGTGGCAGAATCCGACGCAATTTTTGGGCGGTATGCACAGAACGAATGTTCTGTCAAATTGCACAGAATTCTGTCTAAACTTTTGTGCAACTTTTTTGAAAGAAACTATTTACAAATTCCAAAATCCATGATATAATAATTATAGAAAGTGAGTAATGAATAACTTCTAGATTTGAGAAAAAGAATTTGAAAAATATTTCAAAAAAGTATTTACAAATTCCAAAAAGTATGATATAATAAATATAGAAGTTAAGAAATGAAAACTTCAAAAATAAAATTGAAAGTGAGGAAATCAAAATGACAAAAATGACAGAAATTGAAAAGGTTGCAGAAAAGTTCGGCAACGACCTGGAGGCAGTAGTGAAGGAACTTAAAAGGGTACAGTCCCTCAAATGCAGGCTTAAAAAGCAGAAGGGTAAGAAGACCTATGAGGAGGAGATGACTGAGACAGTAAAATATGAGCAGGTCTTAAAAGAGGTACGTCAGTTACTTGACCCTAAGGAAAAGCCAGTTACAATGTATACTCAGGAAGATGTTGACCAGCTTGACTATGATGAGACCATAAAGGCCATCAGAAGTATCCAGTCAAAAAAGACCCTTACAAGATGGTTAACTGATGTTGAGGGCGACAATGATGAGTTCAGAAAAGCGGCTGAAATTGAAAAGATGTTGATTGAGAGAAGAGAGTCCATCAAACCGGTTGACAATGAGTATGTTAGAAAAACCGACTTACAGACTATCATCGATACAATCGAGAGTTCAGGAAATCTCAGTCAAGAAAAGGTTGTAGAACTTCTGAAGAGCTTGATGTAAAAAGATAAGGGGCCTGGTCCACAGGCCGGGTCCCTTCTTAAATGAAAGGAGATATGACATGGACAACACTACAAAATTCTTCTGGTTGATGAGAAGACAAACACTTGAAAAGGAACTGAAGTATCAACAGACCTTAAGGGAACTGGTCCAGAACAACAAGGACCGAAACGAAGAGGTGTGGGATGAGGATGAGGCCTCTAAAACAGAGTGGGTACTACAGGAGATAGATGAAAAGATACAGGGCCTTGAAGAGGAACTGAAAGATGAACCAAATCTTGAATAAGAATAGGGAGGACTTCGGTCCTCCTTTCTTTTTGTCTCATCGCCGCGGCTGCAGCTCAGCTGCAGCCGGACGGCGTAAGGACAATCTACTAGCCCGCAGCCGGAAGCCAGCCACAGCCAGACGGAGGCGTGCCACGGCCGCTAAAACCCAGCCTCAACTTGGCAGCACTGAATCCAGCCGCTAAAACCCAGCTTCAACTTAGCAACGGCGTGCCACGGCCGCTAAAACCCAGCTTCGGCTTGACAACGCAAGCACTGCACATCAAGGCAAAGAAAAACACGGCAGTTGCCTGTCGTGTAGTTACTTATTATCTTCTGTTGTGGAACATAGCTAACAATTCGTTGACATTCTGATTGAACTTCGCCTCTTCATCGCACGGTGTGCCGTTCTTCTCGTTGTCATCGAAGAGGTCTGCGATGAACTCATAGCCGCTGCGCCACATCTCTTCGCTGAACGAATCAAGCATGTCATGCACTGGGCAGTTATCTACAAACTCTTCAAATGTCGGTCTTCGCTTCAAGCCTGCGTGATGCAAGCGTCTGTACACTCTTGCGTAGTCCTCATAGGCTACCATGTTAATAAGTGTAGTTGCGTCATTCCAGCTGATAGTGTACGTTTTGTTTTCCATTGTCGTTTCCTCACTTTCTTTATTAAGCTCTTTACTTAGCTTCTATAGATATTATGCCAAATTCGAGTGCAGTTGTACATATGTTTTGAGAAATTATTTCTCAGCTGCATTTGTCGCGTAGCTCAGCCTCAGCCGTGCGGCGGTTGGCTATCTACTAGTCCGCAGCCCGATGCAGCGTGAGCAATCCGTGCGGTCGCAGCCAGACTGTGCTTTACCACTGCGGCTAAAACCCAGCCTCAGCTTGACAGTGCTGTATCTAGCTGTTGCAGCCACAACTTAATCGTGCAACCCAGCAGTCGCTAAAACCCTAGTCAGACTTGGCAGCGCCACGGCGGCTAAAACCCCAGCTTGACTTGGCAATGCTTCACTCCTTCGCCACCTGGTCCTGCTACAAAGGACCGTGTAGTTACCACATCGTTTTTCTGAAATATATGTACAACTGCAAGATTCCGTTGTATAATATATTTAGAGTTAAGGAATAAGTACTTGATTCTAACAGTTATATCAAAATGAATAAAGACTGAGCAGCAACCACATTGAATTTCAAAATCATATGTACAGCCGCAAGAATACATGATATAATATGTATAGAGTTAAGGAAATGAAACTTAACCAAATACGCAGGCCACTGCAAAGTGTGGCAGCCGCGTGGATGACGCGGAAAGAAAGGAGACTACTATGTCTAATATCAATGAAATGTTCAACGCTGTTGAAAACAATGAAACAACTTCAAACGCAAGAAATCTTGCAGGAACCGCACAGCTTACATCTGTTGCAAACGAGCTTGTAGCTAAGTGCATCAGTGAGCTGAATGACAACCTTGACACTTACCGTGACGAGTTCACAGCTTCTCAGAAAGACCACAGTGCGATGGATGCACTGCTTGCAAAGCTGATTGACTTCGACACAATCGATGTTGAGTTCATCAAAGAGCTTGACGAGGCAACAGTTGACGGAATGCTTAAGAGCCAGCAGAGCAAACGCTCTCGTGCAAAGAGCAAGGCCATGACAATGGATAACTACAAGAGTATGATGTCTGGCGCGATTGCTGAGAACCTTATCAGAAAGGCAACTGGCAAAGTGAAATCCGCTGGTGGTGCTCGCCGCATGTCTGGTTCGGTTGACTTCACAGCTGAGCAGCTTGAAGAGTTGAGAGAGGACCAGGAAAGACTTAAGAAGGAAATCAGAAACGTTCAGTCCAAGAAGTCCATCATGAAGTCAAAGGCAGACTTCAGCGAGGATGACGAGAGATGGCAGGCATTGCTTGTAGCTGAGGAGCAGCTTAAGAGCATTAGAGTTTCCACTGGTCGCACACAGGTTGTGAAGGTTGATGAGACCAAGGAGAAACTTGCAGAGGTACTTGCCGACGTTGACCCTAACAGCCTTAAGGCTGGTGATAGCAAGGCGTTACTTGCACAGATTAAGGAATTGCTTGGATAGCATATAACTGAATACTCACTTTCAATCGAAACCCCGTTGGTCTTGTCAGCCAGCGGGGTTTTGCTTTGTCTCATAGTGCAGCTTGGACCCAACGCCGCCCGGCCGTGGTATCTACTGGCCAGTGGAAGTCAAGTTCAGCGTAAGCAAACGCCCCCGGGCCGCCGTGGTGCAGGTTTGGATTGGACCAGCTATAATCTACTAGTACTTGGAACTGACGTCAGCTCCGACCGTACGGAGGCTGGGATGCGGCGGCTAAAACCCCAAGCCCCTCTGAGCCATGACCAGTCAAAGTCGCGGCGGCGCTGCACAAAGTAGGCTCAGCCTGGCATCCGTGCTGGTCTAGTCGTAATAGCACCGCCGCGACCATGCGCCGCTGCGCCACTGCTGCTAAAACCCTAGCCTCGTCTGACTGTGGCTGCACTTTTTATTTAGAGCACTGCCGCGGCCGGGCGGTACTGTGACTCACTGCCTGAGTATCTACAATCCTTAAGTCTGTATCAGTCCAGGGGCGCAGCGTCGCAGCGTCGCTGCGACGCTGCGCCTAGTAGTATATGCATCCGTTCAGGAGCTTGTCTGGCCTTAAAAGATACGTTTGAAGCTGGTTTGAACTACATGACTGCCCATTAACTCGTCGCCGCGTCGACCCAGCGCGACGTCAGGTCTAACGGATTTTCTACAGGACATTCTCATTCCAGTGTTGTAT